CATAATCCAAATTGCTCAATTGGCTATGGTCACTTGTGCCACTACCACCGCCTCCAGCAATTGTATAGTCTGTGACAGTACCATCTTTATCAGTAACATATAGTTTGCTACTGCTATATGTGACATCCTTGACATATGCTTCAAGCGTATCTTGTTTACCATCAAGTTTGGAATCAATTTGTGTCTTGCTATAAGTATCGGCACTACCTATGACCATTTCCTTGCTTGATGTTGGCTTCATTATGATTCTTGCATCATCGTCTGTGCGAATAACCATATTAAGCACCCCACTTTACATACAACACGCCACTTTGCTCTGTGACTACTTTACCATCTGCATGCGATAGAATCATTCTGTACACATATGTACCAACTGGAAGCTTTGCACGTTCTGATGATGGTAAATCAACAATGAACTTATCACCTGTAAGCTGGAATGTTTGGCTTACGATAACTGCGTTTTCTTGGTTCTCTGCGACCTCGAAAGTTAGTTGGTCACCTGCGATAAACTGGTCCTCAGCTTCAACCGAAAAGTTAACGGTATCACTTACCGACCAAGATAGATTCCCATTGTTTGAAATTGTTGTCATTGTATTAACCTCCTAAAATAAAATAACTGTGAGTTCAAAAGTGTTGCCATCATACCAAGAACTACCGTCAATACTTGAATGTTCAAAAGTCAATGTTTGGTTGGTTGCCAAGTATGTTACTCTTTGGTACTGATGATGTGAACCCGATGCTGGTTCCATATCAATTGTAGCACTTGAACCAAATACGATTGCTTTGTTGTTTTTACGATATGTGCTACCCTTTGAGCCTTCTACGTATATTCCTACATAATTGGACCCAGTAACCGCCATTGATGTTGTGTTAACAGGTACCGTGTATGTCACTGGTGTCGATGCTGTATTGCCTGCAATCTTTGATTGGCAAAGTGTAGCCAATTGTGATACATTACCATTTTCATCAATATACGCCAATCTAACATATGTAGTTGCATCAATTTCATCCTTAACACATAACTGTGTGTTGTATGCACTGTCTTCACTTACATATACATAGCAAGGCGGTGTCACACCCATCACAGTTGTTATTGATTCAAACCTTTGCTTCGCCCCACTTGGCATCACAACAACGCCCTTTGCAATTGATACCGTTCCGCTCGAGTATGTAACTTTGCATAGGTCCCATTTGTTCAGTACGCCCGAGCTTACCAAGTCCTTAGTTATGCCGTTTAGTTTGTCGACCGCGTATGTTCCGTTGTCCGAAAATGTACTAAAGTCAACCGCACCTAAATCTTTTGCAATGTTGTTCAAGTCATCGCCTCCTATACTTTGGTTATAATACATTGCCTAACCTCCTCAAAATATTTTTGTTTGGTTTGCCAATTGTAGCAATTGTATATACATTGCCATACTCAAACACATATTGCAATTGAGTGATTTGCTTTGTATACATTGTACCTCTAAAAATCAATGATACCAATGAGCCAAGTTTCAAATCAACACGCTCGTTAGCCGTAACTGTGATTTCGTCTTCAGCTTGATTTTCCTTGTAATATTTCTGTGCTTCTTTGGAAGGCACTACATTGTCTGGAATTGTGGTGTACCCTTCACGCAAACCCAACCCTTTGACAGAGCCATCCTTGTAAACTGTGAATGCATTGCCATCCTTGTAAATGATTGAATTGTATGTACCACTTACATCGTCTGTGAATGTGATTTTTTCAACATTGCCATTACGATATGCAAGTACTGTAGTACTGGTAAGGTCATCACCTTTGCAGGCAAAAACATTTACTTTTGCATTGTCAATGTCTGGATACGCTGTAATTCCAAAGCCATACTCATCCATTAAACTCTTGAATGCTTCCATATAGTACCCAGTGTTTATCTTGGTCACATCATTGAAATTGTCAACAATGTCACTACTTGGATTCCATACATGATGTATCGAACCCCTTGAAGATGACCAAGCACGATATGACTGTATTGTAGCATATGGGTCAGAACCTCCAACCTTTGGAAGCATTGGGCGTTGAAGTAGCCCAGTTTGCGAAGTGTTAATCAATGCCGTTCGTACTCCCGAACCACTTGCAAAGCTTTGCTCTTCATATATATAACGCCTATTCAATAAGCCTTTGAAGTCGTAGCCTGTTGCTACAATCTCATTGTCATATTTTTCAATGCGATTTACAAATCCACCGAACACGATGCCATTGTGCTTGAAGCAAATGATTGAATCCACATCAAGCACATCATCGGTTGTATGCAATTCAAATGTGCCAACATCTTGCCATTTATCATACCATTGCAAACTTGATATGTGAGTAATGACATTAATTGGATTGAAATCATCGTCATATACTTTGAGTATCATAAGAAGTTTTCCCTCCAAACAAATGTAACATCACACTGCTCTGTGCTTGGTGTGATACTATTGTCACCCACATTCAATCCCCAAAATTCACTGTCAAGTGATACATCCTGTATAACGCTTGTACCATTCTTTGTTATGGTGCGTTCTGCCATGTCAATGACAAGCTTGTCGGTACTGGCAAATGTTGTTGTCAATTGCATCTTCTTAGTTCCGTTCGTGAGTGTGAATCCCGTACTTGAATCCGTAAACTCAATCGTGATCCGAGGGAAAGTCTCTACATCTCCCTTATTTTTTAGGACTCCAGAATCGTCCATAACAGTAAATACCGATGGAAGAGTAAACGAACTAACTACATTGTTTCGCAAACTAAAGAGTTTCGTGTTCAGCTGGTATCCAGTCCAATAGAACGAAGGAATCACGAAGTGCAGAGTAAAACCCATCGTCCAACCAACTCGAGTAGAGAATGATGGCAATGATGACATGTACACCTCGGCAAAAAGCCTTCTATCACGATTGAAGTATTCCAACTCAAAAGGTGTCTTTAAATCACACTTTGACATCAGAACTCGTTGAGCTCTTGCCATTTCTTCTCCACTGTTGGCAATGATTACCCCATCCACTGAGAAGTCCCTCGGCAGATAGAGTATGTCACGATATTTGGCACCATCCGTACCATAGAAGTTCACTGTGGTCTTATTGGTTGACCCGCTTGCTTCATCGTTGATGCCTTGCAACAAAAACGGTGTGCCTTGTTCAATGGCAATACCTTTGAATTTTATGTATCTATGTTGTTCCATTAGTATGCAGTCACCGCCTGTCTATAAATGTTTCTAATTTGATTTTTAACCTCTTGACCAATTTCGTAAGCACTGGACGAAGAACCTTCCATTGTGATGTTGATTGTAACAGGTGCAACACTTGCACTGTTCATTGTGTCAGTTGCTTCAGTTGATGTACTATCAAGTATGCCACCAAATCCGCTACGCAATTCAGTTACTTTGTCTTTGAATCCTTGTATGAATTTGTCAGCCATTGAGAATCCGTAATTGGTGAAGTCAGTTTCAAGTGATGTGAATTCACTATCAAATTCCGACTTGACAGTTTCAAAATCTGAATTGATGCCATCAACAAATGCCTTCGTTTCATCGGCATACAATGCATCAGTTGTGCCTGTTGTTAAATCACGATACTCTTGCCAATCAGCAATCCATTGCTTTTGGTCTGCCTCGGATAAGGATTTGAACGAGTTAACGAATCGATTCGCTTTTCCGATGTCACTCTCTCCGAGTTTACGAATCTCCTCGAATAGTTCCGTAGGAACGGAGTCCTTAATCCCGAGAAGAGAATCCCTAAATAGCTTGATGTAGGAGTTTGCTTGACTGAAGTTTGTTAGTGTTGAAATGTCTACATCGTACCCACCATTGATATCGCCAATGTGAGCCGTTGATGTACCAAGCAAATCAAACTGACCACGCAACGAAGAAGTGAAGCCTTGAAGTTTGTCTTTGAATTCATCAATCTTATCCTTGATTGCGTCAATTGCATCCTCAAATTTATCTTGCCATTTTGTGATGAACGATTCTTTTGTCTTTGTATCAGCTTCAAGAACTTTGTTCATATCACTGATGGCATTTGTCATTTCCTCGTCTTGTTCTTTTTGTGATATCTTTGCACGATAAGCTGCACGCTCTTTGACAATTGCAAGTTTTTCCTCGGTAGTTGTGGCATTTAAAATGCGTTGAGCAAATCTCTTGGACTCTGCTTCGCCTTCAGCCTTTGCAACATCATCCAAGTAATACTTTTCATCATCAAGTGCACCCTTTGTAATTTCGGAAATTGTGCTTGTGTAATTGCTTGAATAATCCACCACATCATCAATTAATGTCTTGACTCTGTTTTCTACAAATTCAGTTGCCTTTGTAATACCAACACCAATACCTTGACCGATGTACACACCGACCTCATCGCGGAACAATCTTGATGGAGATTTAATGACCGCTTCTTGGTTGGCTGCAGTCTTTGCATCTTGTACAACTTTGCGTACTGCAGCTTGTACAATATCACTTGATGAATTGATACCGCTCGCAATACCTTGATCAATATACGAACCTACGCTTGTGAATGTGTTGGCTTCACCTTCACCTGCTGCTTTAGCTGAATCTACTGTCTGTGTAGTTGCATCAGTTGGAATGCTTTGATTATTAGTGATACCCAATCCAAACTTTTGCATAACAGTGTTACCAAGTGCAATACCTTGTGCCTGAATATCGGCTGCGGTTGTGGTTGAAATGTTAATGCTTGCCGTAATTGGGTTACCAGCAATGCCTTGTTTCAATGAAGTGTTGAAACTTGTACCTAAATCAATACCTTTGGCTTCAAGATCCACAAGTTGACTATCAAGGTCATTTATTACACTTGAAATATCAACCTTTTCGCCATCAATGCCAGATATCATACCATTGACAATCGTAGCACCTGCATCTTTGAAATCAGACTCTGCACTCTTAACCATTGAAGCAGCTTCTTTAACCTGGTCAAGTGTTGCTTTGCCAAGATTATAATCCTTGATTGTTTGTGCAAGGAATCCCATATTGGCTGCATATGCTATTGAAGCCATACGCATCTGTGTTGTTGCCGTGTCTACACCTTGAGCCATTGATTCATTGGCAATCTGTTGGTACAACTGTTGTTTACTGGCATAATCAATCGCAGCTTGTGCACCTTGCTCTAATGCTATGCGTTGAGTTTCCTCGTAGATTTGGATTGCATTGTTGTATTCACTTAGTTGACCTTGTGCTGCTTTAATTTCATTTTGTGCATCAACCATTGCTTTGATTGCAGTAGCGACTTGTAATCCTGTTTTAGCTTGTCCCGCATCTTCCAAAGCTTTGCTATATGCAATTTGTGCATTTGCAAGATTGGTAATGGCTGTTTGCCGATTTCTGATTGCTTCATCATAACCGCTTTGCAATCCTGACATTGTGGCTTCAAGTTGCTTTGCTTTGATGAGTTCGTGTATCTTACCAATAAGAGTATCATAGTTATCAATTTGGTTGCCGGTCATTGTGTACTCAGTACCCAATGCTTGATTCAATTCACCAAGGATAATCTTCGCTCTTTCTCTGTCTTTGTCTGCAACATTGCCACTTGCATCAGCTAACGATTCAAGCGTGTTTACAAGAGTTTCTACATGGCTCGCTTGTGAACTTGCACTACCAAGTGTTTCGCTTACTGTCTTTTGAGTAGAATCAAAACTTGTTTTTAGTTCATCGTTTGCTGATTTGATATTGTTGATACTCTTGATCAGTGCAAGCGTATCGGCATTTTGCTTTCGGTACGCAACTCCCAAACCTACAGCAGCAACGGCAACCGCACCAATCGCAATCAATAATGGACCCAATGCAACACCAGCAGCTGCAGCCGCACCACTCAATTTTCCAAGTGCGGTACATATACTATCTATGCCACTCAATGCCTTGCCAATGCTATGTGCCAACGGTGACAATGCAGCCGTGAGCAATACGGTCTTTGCTATGGCTTGTTGCATTCCTGGGCTCAATTGTTTAAACCATTCACTAAACTCTTTGATTTTTGATGCAACTGATTGAATTATTGGTGCCAATACATTGAGCAATTGTTGACCTAATTGGATGCCTACATTCTTTAATTCATTGATTGCCTTTTTGAATGTGACCGATGTGGTGCCAAGCTTACTGAATGCCGTATCCGTAGCACCCACACTTGCATTCATTTTGCCAAGTTCATCATTGAATGTGTTTGCACCATCACCGAGCAATGTCAAGGCAGCCTTTGCGGAGTTTGCATTGCCCCACATGTCATTGAAGCCTTTGCCATTCTTCTTTGCTTCATCACTTAATACTTGTAATACATCACCAAGCGATTTGCCATCGGCTTGTAATTGGCTAAACGATTTACCAGTTTTGGAACGCAATGTCTTGTCAACAGTTGTACCGCTCTTGTTCAATTCGTTAAGCATACTGTTCAAATATGTTGTTGCGTTCTTGGAAGCAATACCATTCTTGGTTAGCAATGCATAGGACGCCGTTACTTGTTGTATTGATACGCCTGCAGATTTTGCCGTTGGGATAACTTTACCCATTGACTCACTCAACTGACCAACAGTAACTTTACCATCGTTCTGTGTTTGGATTAATAGGTCACTTATTCTACCAACCTCTGAGGCCTCTAAACCATAAGCATTCAATGTTGTGGTAAGTACATCAAGTGCCGAATCCGTATCAGTAAAACCTGCTTTTGCAAGTTTGGTTGCATTACTTACAAAGTTAACCGCATCACCAGTCTTTTGACCGGCACTGATTGCATCATACACATTGACAGCAAGGTCTTTTGCTGCAACACCAGTGCTATCAGATAACTCAAGGATTGACTTTTCAAGGTCCTTGATTGGCACCTCAGTTGCATCCGCTATGGTGCTAACCTGTGCCATTGCCGTCTCAAAGTCCATCGCAAGTTTACCACTTGCAATTCCGATTCCAGCTGCTGCCATTGACAATGGTTTCAAGGCATTGCCAATAGAAGTGAATTTCTTGCCTACATTTGAAATGCTTTGACCTGCTTGCGTGAATCTACTCGTCTCGGTTGCTAACTCTTTTATTTTTAGCTTCGTGGCTTCGATTTCTCTCTCTAACGCACGGTACTGTTCCTGGTTAACCTCTACGCCTTGAGCCATCTTCGCATCGGCTTGAGCCTTCGCGTTCTGTAGTGCTTGTAACTTTGTTTTATTGTCCTGTAAGGACTGGGATAATAGCTTTTGTTTCTGTGCAAGTAGGGTTGTTGAATTTGGGTTGAATTTCAAGCCTTTTTGAATTGCTTTCAATTCCTTTTGAGTGGCATTTATTGGCTTGTTCAAAGTCTTGAGTGCTTTGCTTAAGCCACTGACATCACCACCAATTTCAACAGTAATACCCTTGATATTTCCTGCCATATTGTCCTCACTTTCTTTTCTTAATCAAAATAGGGAAGTCCTTTGCGAGACTCCCCTAAAAATTGTCGAAGTCTGCTTGTGTGGCTTCACGTTCGCCACTTTGCATTTCGCTATATGCTACAATGATGTCAAGCACTCCTCCGACCTCAAAATATTCTAATTCAATGACATCGATTCCAACAGATTTGGCAAGTAGTACATACTTTTCAACTGTTATTTCTTCGATGCCTTCGCTCCGTTTTTTGCCTTGGCTTCCTTATGTGTGGTCACAAGGCACGCTGTTGCAAGTTCACTAATGTCTTGCACATATGTTGCAATTGGCAATTCCTCAAATGAACTGAACCATTCCTCTGGGTCACCAATTGTCTTGTCAGCAATTCTTGCAAATACATATAATAGATTCATAAGAACTTCAAAGTCAAGTTCATCACTCAACTTGTTAATGTCTGCAAAGAAATTGCTTTGAAATGCTCGCTTGTATAGTATTGGCACGAAGCCATTTGTTTCAAGTTTGATTTCTCTATTATCAATTGTAATCGTTTTCTTCATAAGAAGTCTGCTCCTTTCGTGAGTTCAATTAACCCTTTTGTACGGCTGTGAACCAGTTGGTGTATGTTGAGCTTGAAGATTCTGCACAACTATACTTGATGTCACCTGTGTCCTCAGCTGCAGCTGCAGAAATGTCAAGTGATACAGTTTGAGCCTCTACAGAGTCACCCTTTGTGTTGCCTTCAATCTTTGGATTTGTTGCGAAACAGTTGTATAGCACGTGACGAGTGTTCTTCTTGTCACCAGCAAACTGCCATAACAAAGCAAAGTTAGAAGGAGCATCGTCCTTATTTTCAAGGATTGTGCCGTCTGCAGTTGATACTGTCATGCCAAGGCAATCAGCAAGGAATGATTCTGGAAGATTAAGAATCTCAAGTGTGCCAGAATAACCATTGTTCTGTGAAACAATTGCATACTTAGCATTGTCATCACCTGCAATGTTAGTACGTTCTTGGTCCTTGTCAAGTGCGATTGATACAGCACCTGGAATCGCAATAGGTGAACCATATACAGCAGTTGTGCCTGACATAGTTACCTTTGCATAGTATACGCTCTTTAGACCGTATGTGATTTTGTTTGTAGCCATAATAGTAGCCTCCTATATAATTTGAAATTCGTATATAGTTTCATGCATTTTGTCATCGTCAATATAGATCTCATTGACAGTATAGACAATCTCGTTGTCCTTTAATACCTTTTCAATTTTCGCCTCGTTGACGGTGTCTTTTTGTGTGGAGTAGAATTCCACAATTACATTGTCGCTTCCGTGATAGTTGACATTGTCCGCAATCACATCCGCATTGCCTTGCCTATAATATACGATAAATGGCAAAGCTTGAGCCTTTTGGAATCGTTGGTAAGCAATTGGCAAACCTATTGATTTCAATTTCGTGTATAATTCAGTTAATTGCATCTTTTAGCCTTTCTGGCAATTGTTGAGCAATGGATTCAGCCGCTTGCCAATGTGGGAACGCTCTCGTTCTACCACCTTGCCAAAGTGCATGTCCAAATTCAAGCAAGTGTGTCAATTGATATACCTTATTGGCTAACACATAGCGTTTGCCATTTGCACCACTATACATTTTCTTTAAATAGAACCCTGCCTTATAAGCACCTTGACCGCCAATGCCTGCACCCGATGCAGCTGCACTAACAGCCTCTTTTGCTTCAAGTGCGGTCATGTCAACAATGTCAAGTGCCTTGTCTGTACATTCTTTGTTCCATTCTGTAAGTTCTTGCATAATGGCTGCGGTCAATCCATCAACACTACATCTTGTACTCATTGCTTAAATGCCTTTCCTCTTCTCGATGTACAACTCGAGGCTATCGTTCTTTTGGTATGTTCGATACACTCCGTATCTCTCACCTCGGAACTCTACAGTCTCTTCGTTATCGTAATCCCCAAAGAATACGGTTAACTTATGTTGAGGACGAAGATTAACGCTCTGACCCTGGAACCATTCGACCGAACCGATAGAGTCTACCCTGCAATAAACCATTCGTCTCGTTTCCGAAGGGACCTGTTGCCCAAGCTCATCTTCTGTCAATGTTGTGCCAATCAAATAGCACACATCATTCATCATAATCCGTACCCCGTGCTCATTTGCAATTGAGCCTTCTGTTGCTCATAAGCATCCTTCAAAGTAAAGTCTTTGTTGAAATACATCTTGCAATATGTAGCAATTGCATTGATGCAAATTGAATCACTCTTGACCGTGATACCTGCAATACCAAGGTCTTGCTCTGCTGCTTGGATAAGCATTTTGATTTCGTCATCATATGCATCCGTGCTTACTCTAAGTGCTTGACGTATTAGTTCTAACATCCTCTTCTACCTTCCTGTATGCTTGATATGTGGATTCGTTGACATAGGCTTGTGCTACATGTGCAATCTTCACTCTGGAGTCGCACCATATTTCATAGCCAAGTGCCCTTGCTCTCAAACAGAAGCTAATGTCTTCACTAAACCCATCAATAGGCTGGAAGCAATTATTGAATTCTTTGAAGCAAGCTTTGAGAACATCAGTCTTTACCAACATAAATGCTGCACCACACGCCTCTATTCGGAATAGGCTATCTTTTGGATAGTCAAGATATTCCTTAGTAACATGTTCGGTGCCATCTGTATGATAGTCTACCGTTTCCCAAATGCACGGACTATAAGGCGGTCTTCTACGGAAGCACAACCCAGTAGTTATATCCTTGTCATCTTTGAAAAGTCTTTCGAGGCAATCATCCGAAAAGTTCATATCAGAATCAATCCATAGAACATAATCATAATCAGCATTGCACGCTTGTACAGCCAATTGATTTCTTGCCTCATATACTAAAGTGTTTTGTGCCACTAACAAACCAGTGTCGGCAGGCTTCTTCAAGTTCATAGTACTGACAAAGAAGGATGTGTCAACTTGATTCATTGCAGGCACAGCAATTACTGTTTTACCCATTTTGTAGCTCCTTATTTAAAAAGGGGAATGGGGAAGGAGCAGTAGAACCCCTATCCCCTAATCCCATCAATGAATGATAGGCAATTATAGTGCCAAAGTAACGAAGCCGTCTTTTACAACAACATCGCCACCAACCTCAACATCACCAACGATTGTATCCATTAGTGAAGTGATTGCGAAGTCCTCTGATACTCTAACTTCATAGTCGCTGAATAGGTCAAGCTCGAAGCAGTTAGGGTCACCATAGAACATTGTAACAGTTGAAGATGTACCAACTGAAGCACCCGCATAAGCAGTTAAGCCGTTAACAAGGCAATACTTAACAGTTAAGCCACCGTCAGTAATTGTACCAGCGTTTGGATTTGCAGCATCTGGAGTGATCTCATATACTGCCTTCTTCTCGTTGGTGCCACGTACATCACCGAATGCGATAAGGTCTGTCTTGTTAAGGAATAGAACAGCACCACCAACTACATCCTCGTTACCGCCATAGCTTAATGCTAACTTGCGAAGAGTCTGCTCGTCGATAACACCCTTTGATGACTGAATCTTACCAGCAACCTTTGAAGTTAAGCTTGAAGCCTTAAGAGCTGCAACAATCTTACCGCTTACAGCCTTACGAAGTGACTTAACAGCCTGGTCTGTAACCTTTGCTTCGTAATCAAGTGGGCTTTGCTTCTTAGCCTGCTTTGAGATTTGAGCAGTTACTGCAACTGAATCTGGTGTGATTGTTACATAGCCATATGTAGCTTCTTTAGCAGTTGCTGCACTACCCTCTGTCTGATCTGCTGCAGCTTGTGCATCAGCTGCAATGTAAGCAACTTTGTTGCTACCCATACCAGCACAGTTAACAACCTTAACGTAATCAAGGATTGAACCTGCACCAGCAAGTGTGTTGTTGATACCGCTAACACCTGTAGGTGTAGCTACTGTGCCACCGCTTACTAAAAGTGAACGAACTTCTTTAGTGTCAATAGTGGTCTTTCTTGTTTCTGCGAATGTTGATTCCATTTTTGGAGCCTCCTCTACAACTGGCACTGATACGATTTGTTCAGCTGCCATCTTTCTAATTTCTTCCTTCTTTGCTTCTTCAGCTTTGCGAGTTTCAAGTTCATCTGAAATTGCTCTCACTTCAGCCTCTAATGCATCAAGGTCTGCATCCTCAAGCTCTGCATCAATTTTGATTTGAGCCTTGCGTGCTTCCATCTCTTCGATGGTCATATCTTTGATTTCCATAGGATTAAACCTCCGATAGTAGTTTTATTCTTTTTACTTGACGTGCTCTTTGAATTCTCTCCGATTCTCTTGCTGCAATCACTCCGTCGCAATAAGAACGAGCCGATATCTCAGTTGCATCATTTGCAGGAAGTGATACAGCGGATACGTCATATAATTTATTGATTTTGCGAATAGTACGCAATAAATCACCATTTTGTGTTCTTGTCATTTCCTCATCACCTACTGTGAATCCGAATGACATCTTGGTAGTAAAACCACCTTTGATTTCCTCATATAGTTGTCTACCAATCTCTGTGCCACCAAGGTCAGCCTCTACAAGCAAGCCGTGATCGTCAACTGTCAAGTTAAGCGTGCCATTGCTTTTTCTTGCAAATACTCTGCCACAGTGGTCATACTGGAAGATGACATCCTCCATGTCGCATTCATCAAATGCCCTGGAATCAACTTGTTCGTTGATGTTATAGTCATCCATAGCAAATAACAAATACGGTGCATCAAATGTTGTGGCATAGCCACGAACAATCATTCTGCTATCGTCCTCGGTCTGTTCGGCAATGTTAATCTCTACAACACTACGATACTCGCGACCCGAAGATAGTTTCTCGTTTATGTCCATTTTATTTCTCCCTTCAACCCCGTCCACGAACAGAACCTTTTTAGGTCATCTTCGTTGTCAAAGTCATCAGTTTCATCGTCCCATAGGACATCATACTCGGTCACTATGTTCTGATGTGTATATAAATCATCCCATCCGTAAAGGAATCTTTGAATCATCCAATCGTTACCTTTGCGTGGGTCAATTTCACCTTTGTCAATTTTATCATGGTATTCTGTGAGCTTCTCAATCCACCAATCACAATCATTTACAAGATGTATATAGCCTTCGCCATATGGCTTGCCAGTGTGTGTATTGTTGATAGGATTCTCATAGTGCAACCACTTATCGCATTTGCGTGTGGCTGCATCCTTAATGATATCATCTGTATAATAGCAATCACCAAGCAAAATCACAAATGGTCCTTGTGCCTTCTCAGCCACTTCAATGAATGCCTTGCTCTTTAGTCTTTGGCTATTCACATAGGTCTTGCATCCCTTACGTTTGTCATCACCAACAATAGTTATGTCTGTGATTTTATTTGCTTTTAATAATCGTATCGTACGGTCAAGCAATGATTCGCCTTCGATTTCAATTAAATGCTTTTTGATGCCTTCAAATCTTGTGGATTTGCCATTGCATAAAATGTATGCTTTCATTCAACCTGCTCCTCATTAATCTTTGCATCCGCGTCATAATATTCGCCTCGCAAGATTCGTTTGTCACCATCCTCAACTGGAGGAAGATTCCAAATCTGTCTAATTTCATTAATTGACATAATGCCACGGTCTGCCATCTGTGCAGATACATTAAGCTTGTCCGCATTGCTCATATATTGTAAGCGGTTAGCTGTTGCCATTACATAAGCACCACGTGACAACTCATTTTGTGAGAATAGCATCTTTGTAAGCACATCACTAAACTGAACAGCGAACTCCTCAATGCAACCCTCATAGAATGCACTCCAGGCATCGCCATAAGCCTTGTTCTGTAGCACTTCCTCATTCACACCAAAGTAGTTATATACGTTGGTTTGAATCAATGTCATTTGTGCTGTATCTACCGTGAATGGTGTTGCGGTCAATTGCTTGATATCAGTGTATGTGTTAGGGAATAGCAATAAGCCTCCGCCTTCACTTTGAAGATTCTCTTCACTGAATCGTTTGCGTTCCTTTGCAAGGTCCTCAGGCTTTGTGAAGTTTCCAACTCTTGCACTGAATCTGTATGTAGCACTATTCTTGATTGCTTCCTTTATGCCTTGATTATTAATGCTAATCAATTGCATCGTGTTATCAAGTGCACGGTTGTTCTCACCAAAGAAATCATTCTTGTATTGGAATCTTGTCATAATTCCACATGCACTCAATTCAATGCAAGCATTCTTGCCGGTCGAACTGAATCTGTAGCGTAGAAATGGCTCCCCACGAAAATCAACGATTTCACATTGCGATGGTAGTACAGGATACACACCTTGTACATCCCCGAACACATCCAATACTGGAACTATAAATGCAGTGTTTTGCATACATAGAATCGTCTCTAATCGGTAAAGGAATTGTCCCCAAGTTTGCCAGCTGTTCGGAGCTTGTCGAAGCTTTGTCTGTAACTTAGGCTTCGCGGACCCGTTAATCTCAACCGTTAACTTACTACAGTGACGAGCTCTCGCATCTATAGCACTGCGTACAAGTTCAGATTCATATAACTCACCCGACCAAGTAGTAAATGTCGGTTGATATGCTGTTAATGTTTGAAAAAGTGCCGATGCAGGTTTGTTCTGTGTCTGCTTCGGAAATATCTTATCAAATAATCCCATCCTATGCCTCGTTCCTCAACTGCTCACCAATTTCGCCATACCATTTTTGTCTAACACACATCGCATCCAGTAGTGCAGCAGTTCCATCTATATGCCTGTAGTTGTTTAGTTTAACAAGTCGGCATTTGTTATTAATCTGTTCTTGTTTCAACGCACTGTCAAGCAAGTGCATTTTCAACAAATCATTATCACCAAAGTCAAAGCCTTGGTCTTTTATGATACCTTCAAATTCTCTTATTACAGGTGTCAAGTTGGTGCCCTGGAATACATCATCCATATGGAATCCATATGCCGTCATATCTTGCACAAGATACTGTGCCGAATATCTATCGTACCCCACTTGCAAAGGATAGATTTTATACTCCTCTACAAGTTCCTTGAACCAGTTATAACAATCATTATAATCAACGAAATTCTCACCACTCAACTGGAGCAAGCCTCGTTCAACATACATCTGATACGGTACGCCATCCTTGGCGGTTGCTTCCTCAATCTTTTGCGATGGTAGAAAGAACTTGCTAAACACATATAACTTGCTATTCTTCTCAATCACCACACAACAGCTTGTCAAGTCAGTTGTCTGTGATAAGTCAATACCACCAACACAGTAAGTGTCTCGGAAGTCATCCAATGTCAATGCATCGCCAAAGCATTTGTCTACAGCTACGGCATCAAGCCAAGCTTGTGAACTGTTCTGTTTGATGTTGCAATACTTCGTCAAGAATTCAGCCTTGCTTGCAAGTGATTGTTCCGCCTTTGCTATTTCCTCAAGCATAAAGTCGGCACTTACTGATACATTCAAGTTTGGAAGGCTCTTTTGAAGCTCGTTCAAATCATTCCACTTGGTAGTGTCATCAATCATATACAAGAATGGTAGAATCCTATTCTCATTTGATTCGCCCATCAAGAACCTTGTGGACCTTTTGAACAAATCATCGTATATGCCATCGTTGACATAGTTGGCTGTTGTTATACTCACAATTAGCGGTTGCTTACGTGAGCCAAGAGCCGATGACATAACTTCGTATTGCTTGATACCTGCATCACCTTGCCATGCAGCTATCTCGTCGCAGATGGTTAAGTGTGGGTTGAAGCCGTCGCTCTTCTTCTGGCTGAACGCTATCTTTTTAACGCTTGTATTCGTTTTTGATACGTAGACATCGGTCTTTCGTGGTTTCGTGATAGCCTTTAGCGTAGGTTCATGCGATACGCTCTGCCAAAAGTCATTGAATACTATATCGGTTTGTTCCAGCCTCGGAGCCAAGAAGTAAACATCGGCACCGTATTCCCCATCGGCATAAACCATATACTCGGCGATGCCGCTCGCGAGAAGACTCTTGCCACACTTTCTACCCATAAGGCAGAACACTTCTCGGAAGTGCCTTGTGCCATCTTCATCAACCAAACCAAATATGCAAGCAATGATTGCCTTTTGCCATTCCTCAAGCTTAACTCTCTTTGGTGCAAGTGAGCCTTTACTGTGATGGCACGCCAATTCAAAGAATTTGATTGCTTTATTTGCCTTTTTATTGTCATAGCAATATTTCTTGGCATTCAAGTCATCAATGATCTTTTGGTACAGTATCTGCACCCATTTTCCAACAGTAATACTGCCGTCATTGATATCCTGGTAATATTTGAGTATCCAATTAGTATCAGCCAATCAAATCACCCAATTCGTCACATTCAGACTCAACTGGCAACATATCACTCAATTGTCTGATGATTGTACTGTATCTATTAATCATTGTGTTGTAGCTTTTCTGTGCAGGGTTTTCCTGTTGCACTTCAAAGCCATTGCCATTCACTATAGTGACTACGGCGCCTTCTTTTTTGACGGTTGCTTGTAGTTCTTCCAGCGTCTCCGCCATAAATGCTGCGTTTTGAATTAGCTTCTCGCACAGCTTCTTCTTATTCTCGGGAATTGTGGCAAATAGTGCCTGTAGTTTTGTCAACTCCGTTGATTTACTGCTCTTTCTCTTCATTTTACCCCCCTATGGC